ATTCACGAAGACGCAATTAATGAATATAATCTTCCAGAGACCACCTTCAAAAGAAGGGAAGAATTATATGTCAAATTATTGCAGCCAGTATTTAGTCAATTAGTCGATAAGATTGTTTTCACATATAAATTTACTACTCTTCCAAATATTGATGTTCTCAGGCAAGATTGCAAGATATGGTTGACAACTGTTCTTGACAAATTTAATCCAGATAAGGGATCTAAGGCTTTTTCTTATTTTTCTGTTATAACTAAAAACTGGTTTATTCAAAAAATTAAGAAAAACAAAAGAAGCCGTGCAAGAGAAATAGAATTTCAAGATCTGTCCAGAGAAATGGAAATGAAATATGTTGCGGTCGAAATGGATTACGACGAAAATAGAGAAAAAGAAGAGTTTTGGAAACACTTGTGGACCGAAATAGATACCTGGGATAACATGAAGCTTCGAGAAAATGAAAAATTAGTCTTGGAGGCCATAAAAATCTTGCTAAGATCACCAGATGATATCGAAATTTTTAATAAGAAAGCTATTTATTTGTACATGAGAGAGATAACGGGTTTAAATACTAAACAGATTGTAAACTGTTTAAATAAAATGAGGCATAAATATAGACTCTTCAAAACTAAATGGGACCGTGGTGATTTATGAAAAAATTTGTAAAATATATCGATGAAGCAATTGATAACATTCGAAAAGATCGCGATGTTACTCGTCGCTTATTGGACGATGTAATGGTTTATTTAAGTAAAGATGAGCAGCGCCATCGCGAAGTCGGTGTAACGGCTGCCAAATATGTTGAAACACTTCAAAGATCCAATGAACAGTTGGTTAAAATTTCAGCCCTTCTCCAGAAAAAAGAATCTAAGCAAGTCGGGCTAACCCCCGATGATAAAAGAGATATTTTTGATTTATTGCAAGGAGGAGAAGGTGAATAATGGCCAATATCTATGCCGACCAAGCGGAAACATACCGGAAGATAAAAGATTCTCTTGATACTTTAGGCGCCTGGAATTCGTGGCAAGTGGCTGGAGATAGTATTTTGCTTCAAGGGGAAGCCGGCATGGAAGTCCGCGATGTCGCGGTCAATCTGGCCAATAGGCAAACAAAAAGAAAAGCTAATCAAGTTCAAAAAGCCATGGTTTTGCAAAGTAGAAAACTAAATCGGCTTGAAAAAGAGGAATTGGAAAATCTTGGATTTTATAAGGACAAGGAGAACCTCCGCGTCGCTTACGTTCGAAATCCCGAGTCTCCAGCACTCGTTATACCCAACCCTTTCCAAGAAACAGACAAGCAAATTCAACAAATGTGGATTAATTTACATCCTCAAATGTTTTACAACATAAAACAAAGTGGAGGTAGAGAAATTCCAGAGCAATCTAAAATTACAATGACATGGGTTGGCCCATATCAAGCATGGTTGCAAGATTTTGACTTGGAAAGCGATACACTAATCGCATTTGAATCCACCAAACTGCGTGCTAAAGACATAATTCTAAAAGATAAATTCAACTCCGATGGCACAATGAAACCAAAATCATTTGATACAAGAACGGGGAAATTTTCCACCGGTGGAAAACGAAAATTGGATAAAATTAACAAATTTGTCATCCACGAAACCGCAGGTGCTACCGAAGAAACTGGAATTATATCAGCGGGATCCAAGGGCGCCGGTGTCCACTATTTCATTAACCAGGAAGGGGTCTGCAATCAATACGCCGACCATGATAAAGCCCTTGTGCATGCAGGCGGTATCAACGCCTCTTCTATAGGTGTAGAGGTGGTAAGTCCCTATATTCCAAAGGATACTCCCGGAGTTTTGGGTTCTAAATATCCCATAAAAGGTAAGACGGGCACTGCACAGTGGGGCGCACGCTTTCAACGCCTCCCAAAGTCGATAAAAGCAAACGATCCAACAGCCCAATATCGCAGAATTTGGAAAGAGGTTATTTTTTCTCCTGGTTGGGTAATTTCTCCTGGGGGCCAAGATGAGAACCGGGCCTACGGACAATATGTTGTGCCGTCGCCGCAAATAGCTGAGGAAACATATAAATTGACATTGAAATTAATTGAGGACCCAGAATTAAATATTCCTAGAATTTTTCGAGGATTTAATTATAAGACCGGAGAATTTACCATGAGGATGATAGGTACGGGTGTCCTCAAATCCGGGATAATAAAAGATACAACTTCATTGCCGACACAGCGGCGAAGTAAAGCTGTCCCGGATACGCTGCCAGTAATGTCTGCCTACGAGCCGGGTATTATGTCCCATCAGCATGTCGGAGGCCATAAAGATGGATCGTGGCTATGTCTTTATGTTTTTCTTAGAATAGTAATAGGTCTCGATCCGGAAGAGGCTCATAGGACTGCCAGAGACCGTTCAGCCCTCTTGGTCGGGAGAATCGATCCTCCCAGGTGGTGCGGCGCCCCTGGTTCCGATACCCTCAAGCGATTGAAGGATAGAGGCAGCGATCCTGATAATTTTTCTTATGGAGGCACACTCAAAGAACAGAAGCGTTTTCACAATTTAAATTTAGGGCCCCCAATTGAAATTCCGAAATTCGAACCACTTTTTGAACCCGGCCCCCAACGCCGTAGTGATGCGGCCGAGAAACTAGGTCGCGGAATTGTCGATCTAAGCGATCTTTGGGCACGAGTTAGGGATCGAGAATTGGCAATAATGCGATCTCGCGGCGACTATCCCACCAATTATGAGGGCGCGATGGGCACTTTACTTGGACCCTCACCCATCTGATGAATAATAAAACACTAGAACCTAAAATCGGCGGAGAAAAGGCCAGAACCTTATATGTAGGAAAATTAGTTCCTAAAAATAAGCGTTATAATCTGGGATTAAAGAATTTAGGACAAAATGGCAAAAATTACCCACGCATATGTCCGTCTCCGGTCCGCAAAGAGAGAGAAAAGGTATTAACAGATCATTATGGCGCAATTATCACTATCGGCGCAGACGACGAATATTCTAAACTCGGAGGACGATGCACCGAAATTGATATGATGGTCGGGCCCGTTTCCTCAATTACTCAAGCCGCAACGGATCCCGAAAGATACACATTGAAATCACCAGATTTTGATGCTGCGAGAATTAGAATTAGCGAAACAACAAATCCAGATGAGGTAGTAGGTGCCCTCAAGGGTCCCGGAGATGCCGATGCAAGATCCGCCATCTTATTGGTGGCAGATGCTATTAGAGTAAAGAGCAAAGAGGGCATAAAATTAATAACTTCTTCATACGGGAATTATAATTCTAAAAGTGGAAAGGTGATTTGCCCAAGCCCCATTGAATTGATCGCGGGAAATGATTCTTCTGATATGCAGCCAATTGTAAAGGGAAATAATTTAGTTAAAGCATTAGACAATATGAATGAAAGAATCGATAAATTATTTTCTATAATTCAGACTCTTTCCGAAGCCCAAGCTCAATTTACCACTTCTCTCGCGGCCCATATCCATGTTGGCGCAACAGGCCCAGTGGCACCATCGGTTGAACTCGCCCCGGTTGCCATAAAAGCCATAAAAGCCTTTGCTGAGGCAGGATTGGCAGGTGCCTTGACGGGAAGAATAAATGCAATCATAGAAGAGTTTAATTCTCTTACCCCGATTGGTTCAAATTCGATTCAGGGTCAAAATAGGACAAATTAAATGGCACTTCTTGATGATTTAAGAGGAATTGTAAGAACAATTTATAGCGAAGAAGGACTAAAGGACTCTTTCTTAGATTCTTCGGATGTGAAAGATCTCATTAATGATTATTATTTATCTAATTTTAGAGATTTTAATGAATATGATGACGATAAAAATGGAGCCACCGGCTACGGCGGCTCGGATAATGCAACAGAGCAAGATCGAAGAAAGTACTGGACCGGCAAAAAGGGTAACAATTCGTTTGGGGAACAAATAGGACAAATTTTAGCTCTTGAACCTGGGTTATTTAGAAATACTGATGCGTGGTTGTCTTTAACAGAGGTTGCAACAGCAACTCCAAAAATATTTCACCAATATTTATATGAAAAAACAACAGAAAGTTCCACTTTTAAAGAATTTTTAAATTTTATGAACATTATCATGAGTAATAAAAATTCTCTGGAGGTGGGAAAGATTAACACCATTGAAACTAGAAAGCTGTCAGAAGGGTTTTATTCCTTTGTTCCTCTTATAAAATTAAATGAGGTTTTCGAGGACTATCTTTCCACTTTTCGAACAACAGAACTCGCTACATCTCGTAAAGGGATGTTTCGAGGAATAGATTATACAAGCCCATCTAAACACGAGAAAAACCATATAACTATCCTGGAAAGATGGTATGAAGATTTGCCAGAAGAGGACGAAGGGCCCGCGTACTATGATTATATCTACTCTCGCTTACAGAAGTTGTTTGAAGATGATAGCTATTTTAGATATCCTTTTATTGGAGAAGATTCTAAATCCAAATTAAGAGAATATTTTACTGATGATATAATCGGGCAATTAGCCACAACACTAGCCAAAGAGTATATAAAAGATAGCGATGACGAAGTAGTATGGATATTCGAACAATTTTTAGAGAATCTGGGTTTCAGTAAACCCGACATCCGAAAACTTCTAACCGCATTTATATTTCCAGAATTAGATTTTAGCGCCTGTGTAGTAGGAATCGAAGTTGAAGAAGAGTCCGACACTACAGAACAGTGTATTGTAACAAATTACGAACCCATACCTCCAGATTGGACTACAATGGATTTGAACAAAATATATTATGATGAGAAGGAATGTTCATATGCTATTTCTATAAAGACTACATATCAAAGTCCGAGTGGGGACTTGATTCCCAAAACAGAAGAATATTCACAACCAGCAACAAGAGAAATATTAGATCTTTTAAGTCGAGCTTATACCGAAGATGAATTAAGTGAGTTATCAAAAAAGATTGTTTATTCTTCATATTATATTAATCCAAAACCTCTTTTGAAAATGAGATTTTTGTACAAATTATCCAAACTGGAGGTGGATCCCCTCGATGAAGACGAATCCGATGTTTTAGTAGAAGCATCGGTTGGATACAGCATTGATAAATTTTTAGAAAACATTGAATTTTTAGCCAAAAAACTAAACTCCTATCAGCGCCAATATGTGGCAGATATTTATAAAAAAACAGGGATGAAATATAATAATTTAGATTTCTTGTTGGAGTCGGATACCCTATATTCGTTTAAAAAAAGCTTGAATATTTTAATTCAAAATAATACTGATAATTTACAAATTTATAATACTTTAATATTAGGCTTTGATATGAGTGAGAATAATATAATTTTCGCTACCCTTGAGGGGCCTGGCCTAAAAGATAAAAAATTAACTAATGGCTTTAAGTCCTTTTCAATGGAAGGTTCTCAGAAGAGAAAAGAAACTTTGGAATTTATAAGAAATCTTGATACCATTATAAATGCTTTTCAAATTTCACAAGATTTAAAATATGATATGTTTATCAATGATTTTATGAAGCCCCAACCACGCAAAGAGCAGCAGTCTTCTCTTAATATGATTTCGCGCGCCAACAATAGTGGTGCGGGAATTTGTGAAGATCTGAGACAAACTCAAAAACAATGGGCCTCTACTAAAGTTATAGGCGAAAGATCAGTTGAATTTTTAAAAGACGAGATCTTAAAGGGTTTTGCCACTACGGCATGTCTGACTAAGGAACAAAAAGAGAAGCTCGAAAAGCAAGAAGCAAGCGATCAAGAAGAGAAGCTATCATTCAGTCAAAACTACAAGATTCCAATTAAGGATCCATTTTTCCAAAAGCTTCCGGATATTTTTGAGAAAATTTCTCAAAAACAGGGGAAAGATGCCCTAAATTCTTTGGGGACCGAATTTTTGGACCGTCTGGGCGTTTGCGGCCTCGGAGAGCTGGTCTCACTGATAGCAAATTCTATTTTATCTTTTTTGAATCCAGATGAATATTTAGATGAAATAACCAAGTGCGCCCTCAAAAATATGAAAATGGGCCCCATGAGTCTACTTTACGCTCAAATAGTTGCCACAACAAACGCAACAGGGATATTAGACCGTTATCGTGACGCTGTTGGCGACACCATTTTGCCTTGGGATTTCAATGTCGACACCTCAGAAAATAGATTTAGATTAGGCGGCGATGCAGCTTTATTGACGGAAAAAGAGACAGGTGCGAATCTTGATGTTAGGCTGGCTGCGATAGGAGACTCCATAGCACTGACAGTGGACGCCACAACGCTCCTGCAAACTTTAAGATTTATGCCAGATAATGAGTGGATGGGATTTTTTCTAGGTGTTACAGACTCTATATTAAAACAATGTAAAATACCCACACGAGCCGATGTGATCACGGGAGGAAATGTATGCAAGGGCAAGAAAATAACAATGCCCGAATTGGCAGCGATTGATTTTAGCGGTGGGCGAAACCCATTTGATTTTGTTGTCAAGAATATGAAAAATTTAATAATAAATTTGACTGTTAAGATTATTACCGTGACCATAAAAGAGCTTTTAAAGAATGTCGCGGCAGGATTCGCTGCGGATGTTGACTATTTTAAGCAAGGGGAATACATTCCTGACTTTTTTCAGGGAAAAGAATATTTTCACCACGCCATGAGAAATGCTTCCCAAAAATCATATTTATCAACTGCGCGTATAAATCAAGCATTTGTAGAAACACTAACAAGCATGTATGCCCAGTCTGGTGTGTCAACTGAAAATATTTCAACAGATCAAATGAATAATTTTGTTGAGAACGCTTCAATGGTTGTTGGGGAAAAAGAAAAAATTAACTTATTAAAGGGACAGTCTAGTGAGATTACAAAAAATGAAATTTTAGAAATTTCCGAAGATACAGTAGTGGGGGGCCTTTTTTCGAGAGATCCCACAAAAATTGATGAATTTTTCTCTCAAATTGGCAGCATGTTGGATACTGACGAACTAGAAAGCGATTTAGCCGAAACGGTAGAAAATGCCTCAAATAATCCAGTTTTTTGCTTTCTCGATGAAGGGGGAAGCTACGAAGATGCCCTAGCAACAAACAAGGACGCCACTCCTACAGAAATTGAAGAACAACAAAATTTAAAAAAAGATTTACAAAAAGAAAAATTATGTAATTTGACAAATAAAATGGCTCATCCTGACGGCCCTATTTTTGGAAATTTATTTAAATTATTCGCCAGCAAAGACGGGCCCATTTATGGAGTCGCACACCAGCAAACTTTTGAAATTTTTAAGTCAAGTTTGGGACGAATTTATGATATTTTAACCACTACATATTTAACCGACTTTATGCAGCCCGGAACTGGATTTTTAGATTTGGTTCTGCATGATGAGGCGGGCAACACTAAATCAAGGGGTGATTTTTTAGCAACATTTTCTTCCATACAGCCCGGCGAGGCTCTGAACTCAATCGCGACGAAGCTTGGTTCCAGTACTAGTTTCAAATGTAATTTTAACATATCGGATTTTTCACCTTCTACTTATAAATTCCACTATACAGGCGGCTATCCTGATTTATATTATAGGCAAAATTCGAATAATGAAGTCATAGTTAAGATTGGATCAAAAGAGGTTGTAAATTTTGATGATGATACTTTAAAAACTGGAAATGGCTATAACAATAGTGCCAATAATATGTATGAACTATTAATGAAGAGTTTGGGTTTTATGGATACAGAGCTTCGCGATACGGCTGTTAATGATATATTAATTAACGGAGATAATTTTCCTAATTTTGTTGCCGAACAATCTTATGAAAAAATTAAATTTTCCATAAGAGACGGCGGCATCCTATCTGCATTTAATTATTCAGATTGGCTTGAAATTTATAACTCCATAAATCAAGACACTCTAAAAGATCTTTTAAATGTGGACGGCACAATTGATGGAACTTCAAATTTTTATAAAAAATTAGACGACGACGGCCGCCTTAATGTAGATCCAAAAGAAATTTATCAATTACCATTTGGAAAAATATATAGCAAGCCAGAAGCCATTCAAACATATATATTTTCTGAAATAATGGTTAAAATTTATGTAATAGAATTTATTTACAAGTCGCTTTGTACATTTGCGACATTTTCATCCGATTTCTTTGAAAGAAAAGATATTATTTCCAAATATATTATTAGACAGATGTTGGAAGACCTTGCAGAATTTGACAAAGAGTTCCCGGGATTTCTCCTTTCGTTTAAAGAACAAATTGTGCAATTGTACACCAAGAAAAACGAATTAGGAATCCAAGATTACAACAATTCTGAAACCCAAGGCGCCGTGGATATTATTAATACCAAATTAGGCGCATATGTGGAAAATAAAGATGAAAATAGGAAATCGTTTTTACAGTCGGCCGACCTTCAAGAATCCATTGAAGATATTGTTTCGGATTTTGCTGAAAACGTCATCCAAGATGTTCTGGAAGACTTCTTTATTTATTATGGCTCTAGATATCAAAAGCTAGAACAATTCGCCCTTGGTTCTCTCCTTATGGACGGCGAGCCAGTGGATGTATTGGCCGATCCCCAGCGGGCATATTCATGGGCGCCCCAATTAATAACGGTACCCATTAGTGATACTAATCCCAAGTTACGCCCCACGATTCATCTTGAAAAATATATATTTATAGAAGACAAGGGGGGATCCTCCTTAAATACCTCGGGTGCGAACTGGGAGGGAACAGAAAAATATCTGTCGCGCGACACATCAACAGAGTCAGAAGGGGGAGAAGTGCCAGCGTCCGTTTCGAGTCGAGATTCTGATCTTTTTGGAGTTGTAGAGTTATCAAAATGGAAAGATTATTTAGATTCATACAATTTTGCCGGCCGTAAAATCTCAGATGTTTGGAAAAGTTGGAAATTTGGAATAAGGGTCTCATACGTCATACCGGAATTGGTCACCGGCCTCGGGGATATAGACGAAACAGTTATCTTGGACAATAAAGCTTACGCAATAACTGTCGCGGGAGATGTGGCCCCATCCTTTTCATTGCTTCCGATAGTAATATCGGAGTTGCCCATAGAAGATCAGGAGATTGATTCATCGATAGTTGATCAGTATGATAAAGCGTGTTTAATTTTTGAATTAATAGAAAATCCAGATTTTACAAAATTTTTCAGAGGTGCTCTAGACACAGAGACATTTATCTCTTTATTGACTATTTATAATGTGGAGAATTTTACTGACCTATTAAAAGACAGCGCAGATTTTAAAGATATAGCCCTTTGGGCAGAATCTGGCGGAAAAATGTTTGAAAATATAAAGAAAACTCTCATAGAAACTTTTGAACGATAAGGAATATAAAAAATGGCAACTGGATATTCAGCATCCCTTCCTCTGACATTCGATCAGGTCGATGGACCCTATAAATTGAATAAGACCTTAAAAGAGGTGGGGCGCCAAAATTTAAAAATGCTTGTTTTGACAAATCCTGGAGAAAGAATCATGAATCCTGATTTTGGTGTGGGAATTAGTCAATTCATTTTCGAACCAGAAACAGATATTATGCTTTTAAACATTCGTCAGAGAATAATAAATCAAGTTCAAGAATATTTGCCATATATCCTCCTTAACTCAATAAAAATCTCAAGAATGGAAGATTTTGAAAACGGAGTCTCTGTAAGAATAGACTATTCTATAGAATCTGTCGCTTTTAGAGAAACATTAGAAGTGGGCATCACCTCATAGGGGTAAGGAAAAACACATAATGGCCGAAAAGAAAAAACCAATAAATTATACTAGCCGCGATTTTAATTCCATAAAGCAAGATTTGGTTAATTATGTCAAAAGATATTATCCGGATACTTTTAAAGATTTTAATGAGGCTTCTTTTGGGTCACTAATGCTGGATACCGTATCCTATGTTGGTGATATTTTATCTTTCTATTTAGATTATCAAACAAACGAATCATTTCTTGATAGTGCAACGGAATACTCAAATGTTCTCAGGTTGGCTAGACAATTAGGATATAAACATAAGACGGTTTTTGCCTCTACTGGTGAAATTAGTCTATACGCACTAATTCCTGCGGGTGGAATACACGGCGTCAATTCAGGTTATTATCCAATTATTCAACAAGGGACAACTTTTTCTTCCAAGGGAGGATCAAATTTTATGCTTGCCGCAGATGTCAGATTTGATGACCCCTCCAACGAAATTGTAGTCGGAAGAGTTGATCCGACAACTGGAGAACCTACTTATTATGCCGTAAGGGCTCGGGGAAAGATAATTTCGGGAGAATTATTCCAAACAGTAATAACTCTTGGCAGCTTTGAAAGATTTAGAAAAATTCAAATACCCGACACAGATGTAGTAGAGGTAATATCCGTTTTTGATTCAGATGGAAATGAATATTATGAGGTTGACAATTTGTCACAAAATATTATATATCAATCCATAACCAATAAAACTACTTCTACAGACTACAAAGAAACTCTGAGACCAATAGTAGCACCCCGGAGATTTACTTTAGAATTTGACGGAGTAAGTTATTTTCTTCAATTCGGGTATGGCTCCGAAGACGAAATTTTAGAAAATCCAGTGGCAGATCCTTCGGCAGTTGTATTGCAACAGGTGGGAAGAACTTATATTACAGACAGTTCTTTTGATCCCTCTAGGTTGCTGGACACCGACCAGTTAGGGGTCTCTCCTTCTAATACTTCTATTACTATAACATACAGAAAAAATACAGCAGAGGATGTCAATACACCAGCGCGAACGGTCACAAGTATAAATAATTTGTTGGTTAGTTTTGCAGATACAACGTCTCTGGACGCCGCAGAATTAAGATTTGTTATGGGATCCCTTGAGGTCAACAATGAAGAGCCAATTTCGGGAGATGCGGAAACCAGAACAGCACAAGAAATAAAAATAAGAGCAGTTGCTAATTTAGCCACTCAAAATAGGGCTGTTACAGCAAAAGACTACGAAACGATTTCGTATGGAATGGCGGCCAAATTTGGATCTATAAAAAGATGCAAAATTATTGTCGACAACGACTCTTTTAAAAGAAATCTAAATTTATACGTTCTTTCGGAGGCATCGGGTGGAAAATTAATCGAAACTTCCACCTCTATCAAAGAAAATTTGCGCACTTGGTTGGCCAATTATAAGATGATAAATGATACAGTTGACATACTGGATGGAAAAATAGTTAATTTGGGTATATACTTTGATGTAATAGCCGAAAAAAGTTCCAATAGTGCCGATGTTTATGCCGCCTGCATACAAAGGCTAAAAGATAAATTAATTAATCCACTTCAAATGGGAGAACCATTTTATTTGACGAATGTTTATTCAGAATTAAATAAAGTTAGAGGAGTCATCGACACCCGCGATGTAGTAATCACCAACTTAATAGCCGGCGCCTACTCAAGTACGGGTTTTGATATTTTATCCAATCTTTCGGCAGATGGCAGATATTTGAGTTGTCCGGACAATGTTGTTTTCGAAATTAAATTTCCGAATGTGGATATTAGGGGAACTGTTAGATAATGGCCATAAAGAAATATTATTCTGATGCAGATAACACCATAACTAATGCTTTTAAATCAAATTTGCAAACTAGGGGAACTGGAGCAAATATGGGCCTGTCAGATATATTGGAAACATTTTCAATTTATGCCCAAGCTTCATCGGGCTCGACAGAACTTGAAAGAATATTAATTAAATTTCCGGTTAGTGAAATAATCCAAGATAGAACATCGGGCGTCATCCCTGCATCTGGAAGTATGGGCTTTTATCTCAATATGTATAATGCCCCCCATGGTCAAACCACTCCTCGTGAGGGAATTCTGGTTGTTCTGCCAATTTCGCAATCTTGGCAGGAGGGTAGCGGCCTGGACATGGACCAATACACCGATGTTACGAAGGGCCGCGTCGGATCTAATTGGGTAAACGCCGGAGAAGGCTCGCCATGGACCAGGGAAGGCGGCGATTATTTGACTTCTCCGGTTTATTCTCAAACTTTTTCCATAGGAGACGAAGATTTACAAATCAACATAACAGATCTTGTTGAGGAGTGGATTGATGGAACAAAATTAAATTATGGAGTGGGAGTACATTTTACCTCAAGTCAGGAAGCCTTTTTTTCTAATTCGGCCGGAACTGATGTGGGAAGCCAGCTCTTTAATCCTAGTGGCTCCGTCCAGACCTATTATACCAAAAAGTTTTTCGGTAGAGGGTCTGAATTCTTCTTCAAACGCCCAACGATTGAAGGACGATGGGACAACTCGATAAAAGATGACAGAGGAAATTTCTATGCCAGCAGTTCTCTTCTTTCGGGCCCAGAGAACTTAAGAACGCTCTATCTTTATAATGTTATTGGCGGCCGCCTGCGAGATATTCCTGCCGTGGGAACTGGCGAGCTTTATGTTAAAGTGTTTACATCATCATCGGCGGGTACCGACCTGACCCCGACCGCAATAACGGGAGGATATGTTTCTACGGGAATTTATTCCGCATCTTTCGCCCTAGATACGACAGCTAGTATTGTTTATGATAGATGGTATAATACGGGGTTGACAGACGTTTATCACACTGGAAGCTTCAAAATTAAAATCCACGCTGCAAGTGGCTATAGTCCTTATCCCAACTATGTGACAAGTATTATGAATCTTCGGTCCGTTTACTACACACACGAAAGAGCACGACTTGAGTTTTATGTTAGGCAAAAAGATTGGAGTCCCACCCTTTACACGGTGGCGACAACAGAAACTGATACCTTAATCATACCAAGCTCTTCTTATCAAGTTCATAGGGTGGTAGATGACTTGGTTGTTATTCCATTTGGCACTGGAAGTGATAAAAGCACTCAAACATCATATGATGTAAGTGGAAATTATTTTGATTTGAAATTCGATCTCTTGGAGCCGGGATATTCTTATGGTATTAAACTGGCTTACTATGATGATCTAGTAGATAGTTATGTCGAACAACCATATCTATGGAAATTCAGGGTAGAAAAATAAATGAGCATCAAGGACCTTTTTACAAAAGGCGAAAATTATAAATTATTTTCTTCGGATCCATCTGAACTAAGGAAGGACGGTGAATCTTTAGATAATATAAGCGAAACTTTCAAAAACCGCAATAGATTTATTCCAGAAGTAGATTTTAGCAAGCCAGAGAATTTCGCCCGCTATGGATCCGCTGAAAAATACTACGAAGACGGCATAACAAGAATTTATGAAAATTATCCTTATGATGGATCTTCGGCTGAAAAGCAGACATTCTTAAATGAATCGACATATATCGATCTTTGGTTGATGGAAAAGAAATATCCCAGAACAAACGGCTATATAAACCACGGACTAACAGAGGGATATATTGGGACAACGGGGACTACGGTTGCTTGGGCCTCAACTAACACTAATGAATACATACATATGGTCGGCGGTCCCCATACTGCATCCGAGGGAATGATTGGCAAAAGGTTTGAAGAAACCTTCGAAGAATCAAATGTCTATGATACAGATATATACGACGATGTTGGATATACAGGAAAAGGGACGCGAGAGAGCAATCTTAAATGTGATCCAGATAGTGGAATAACAGTCGAATTTTGGCTTAAGAAGCCAACGTGGGCCGAAGCGCTGCCCACCGCCGGCGCCCCTCCCCTTGGTGAGTCCATTTTTGATTTAAGTGGAACAAACGATGGTCGGTTTAATGTCTCCATAACTGCCGATGATACGAACGTGAGATTTAATTGCCTTTACCGGGCAGAAAGTGTTTCTAATTCTTATATTCCTACTGTTACCGCCCTAATCTCAACTGGCTCCTGGAATCATGTTGCTGTTTCATATGTGAATTCCGGGTCTGTTGCAGAGTGGAAATTATATTTAAATGGAACTCTTGCGAGCGGCTCAACAACAACCAATCAGCCAGTAGAGATAACTGGTTCCCTTCACGCGAATATCGGGGCTCTGATAGCTCACTACCCTGGCGAGTCCGGAACGGTTCTGGGCTCTGGTAAATTAACCGGATCCCTTGACGAATTCCGCTATTGGAAAACGCAGAGAACTTCGGAAGAAATTGGTAGAAATTGGTTCACACAAGTTTACGGAGGCACCAACACAGATATATCGAATACGACGCTTGGTATTTATTACAAGTTTAATGAAGGAATCTCCGGAATTAATTCAATCGACTCAACAACTTTGGATTATTCCGGTCGTGTTTCAAATGGTTCGTGGATCGGCTATACATCTCCCGCAAGAGAGGCCGGATCCGCCATTGTAGAGTCGGGTGTTGAAACATCCGAATTTAAGGATCCAATTATTTATTCGGTAAACCCCCTGGTCCAAGCTGTCTTGACAGAGATGAAAAACTCTGGTTCAGTTTATGATTATACAAATAACTCTTCATTTTATAATAGTTTTCCGAACTGGGTTATTGACGGGGACAATGACAGTAACGGAGATCTGAAAAAATTAACACAAGCAATGTCAAGCTATTTTGATACTCTCCATTTACAAATTGAACAGCTTCCAAAATTAAAAGATATAAGTTACTTTAGTGGAAGCCATCTTAAAGAAAATCCTTTCATAGATAGCGTCATAGAGGGTGCGGGATTTGTTGCACCAGAAGTTTTCATAGATGCACCTCTCATTAATCAGATTTTTAATAAATCGGATACAGAAGTCTTTGAAGAAGATTTGGCTCAGATCAAGAATTTAATTTACAGCAACATTTATAATAACCTTTTATACATTTATAAATCCAAGGGCACAGAAAAGTCCTTTAGAAATTTAATAAGATGCTATGGGGTGGGCGACAATTTAATAAATCTTAATTTATATGCGAATAATACCACTTATGAACTTCAAGATAATTATACTTTCACTTCCACTAAAAAAAGGTATACTGATTTTTACCTGCCTCAACACTTCGGTTCTACAATTTATCAACAAACGGCAAGTGGAAATCCCGATAGCACTTCTTTTATAACAGCGTCCAACTCGGCCTTAGAAGATTACACAGCATTTACAGCAGAAATCGATGTTATTTTTCCGACGAAGAAAAAATATTATCAAGAAGATTATTTTACAACCCCCTTTAACACCGCCTCTATTTTTGGATTCCACACAGTAAATTCGGGTTCACCAGACAGCTTCACTTGGCCTTCGATAGATTACGATTTAAGTATATATGCCATTCGACCCGAGAATAATGATAACCTAACTGATGCTTATTTTATGTTAACCAGTTCCTATTTTGGCATAAAACTGACAACTGATACTTTCAAAGATGTATATCAAAATAATAAGTGGAATTTTGCAGTTAGGTTGGCGCCAGAAAAAGTTCATGCAAACTTGGTTTCTGGAACTGCCAATACAAATTATAAATTAGAATTTTATGGTATTAATTCTATGGTCGATGTGGTACGCGAGGAGTTTACTCTTACTACTTCTTCGGTTTCATCAGTTGGTTTGCAAAATTATTTGAATAAATCAAAAAGAATTTATGCGGGATCCCATAGACAAAATTTTACAGGCTCTATCTTATACAAGACCGACATTAGAGTTGGTTCCTTAAGATATTGGCTTGATTATTTAGATAATGGAACCATCAAGAGTCACGCGCAGGATCCAAATAATTTTGGAGTGAAATACCCTCATGAAAATGCTTATAATTTTGCAACCTCCCTGACCGGTACAGAAATACCAAAGATTGAAACACTGGCACTTTATTGGAATTTTGATGAAATAAAGACCTCAGACACCGTGGGCGGATATACGCTGCAAGATTTGTCATCGGGCTCCCTACAAACCATAGACAGGTACTCTTGGATGGGTAATGTAGTCAACAGGCAACATACAGGAAGGGGAGATTTTTATCCCGCTAGTACGACCATAGTAAACGCGGAATATATTCCGACTGCTTTGGCACAAAATCCAGAAATTTTAAACCCAACCTATGCAACCATCAGAATTATACCTCCCACTGCGGAAGAAGAGGTCTTCACACGCACCAAACGACCGGTAAATTATTATTATATGATTGAAAAAAGCATGTATAATACAATAACACAAGAAATGTTAAATTATTTTGCTTCTATTGTCGCCTTTAGCAATCTTATAGGAGAACCCACCAATCGTTATCGTGGTCGCTATAAAGATATGGAATATCTAAGGCAAATTTTCTTTGAAAATGTTGAAAATTCGCCCGATATTGAAAAATATATTAACTATTATAAGTGGATTGATACCTCTTTGTCTGCAATGTTGATGGAGTTAATCCCTGCAAGCTCCGAGGTATCCGATGGCATCAGAACGATGATTGAAAGTCACGTCTTGGAAAGAAACAAATACCGAAATAAGCTCCCCCTCTTCGGAATACAAATGTTTGATTATACTGCGGCGACTCTTGGTGTTAATGTTGCACTTAATACATGGCGCCTTAATCACACATCGCTCCCTTCTTCTCCTCCCCCTGCCAATGAGCACTGTTTTTGGTGGAAAAATAGAGCAGATAGAACAAATCCTGTAATAAGTTCGGGTGATGCGGGAGTTGATGCCGATAGAAATGCTATTTTGGCCGCCAGTTTATCAGTTTTAAATAGAAGTTATAGTACACCAGTCGCCTTTTCTGTGAAAAGAGAAGAAATTTATGGTTCTAACGTCAAATCTAACAACAAAATAACAAATTATATAAAATCATCGATTGAATTTGGTTCTTCGGACGGATATTTGATTGAAGAGTCTAAAGTCAAGGACTTTTTGGATTGCCAAGACATAATTTATCCGATTGAAAAGCAAAAATGGTCCTTTGAGGGACAAAATCAAGTAAAAAGCGGAGATTATCAAACAACAGAGGGAGATTTAACTGCTCCTTTCGTGGCAATTAGCTCTTCGGTTACAACTGGCTACAATACCGTGCTCGAAACAGGATTTAAGCCGGGCTTTGGAATAGAAAATCTTCATTTGGACGGTTATGGACAGGGAGATGCCCCACTTCAAGGACCATTCACGGAAAAATATGTGGGAGGACATCAATATAGGCATGTTCCGCTTAATCAAGGCGCTGATAACGATACAAATCGCCCAGAAGGTTGGAGTCTTCAATTCCAAACGAGCCCGACAGCACTAAAGGTGATTTACCAGCCTGTTACTTTGCCTCGTGCAACTTTTTATCGTGATTTGATCGCAAAAAGACCGATAAACATCAGAAATATAAAAAATAATTCAGCTACAAACGAAGCAGGAAATTATAGTCGAGATTATGAAATAGTTCAAACTTGCGGGCGTAGTATTAATAATACGGCATTTGTAAAGTCAGGAGGATTTGGTATTGTTGACATTCCTTCTCCATATGTTGCTGGAATGGACGATTATGTAAAGCCCCAACGCGGAAGAACAGAGCATGTTTTCGTTAATCGCTTCTCTTCTCCCGGATCTCCAGAGACGGCGGGCGATTCGAATGGCGGCCCCGCACTAGATCCTACATCGGCAGAGTATTCTCCTTATAATAGCCTAAACTATAGAAATACTTCCGTCCGAGATCCCTATAGACTCCTTTTATCTTCCCACATTAATCAATTTGGTTTTTATTCTGATGAATTTGGAATAGGAAACGGACCCTCGGTGGTTAATTCGCTAAATTATATTGGAACAGGAAGCATTTATCAGGTAAATAGGAATACCATCAAGCAGATTAAGGATTCTGGCTCAACGACCATAACAGCTTCGGTACATGACAACTATTGGATTCAACATCCGATTCCGAGAACTGATATGCAGTATGCATGGATAACAGCTTCGGCTCTTTCATGTGATACCTTTGGTTATCTTCCTTACTCTGGAGAAGTTTCTTCGTCTAGTGGACCCATTTCTCTTGTAACCTTTTCTTCTGCGAGTGATTATGTATCAATACATTATCAAAAAAACCCCTTTGCAGGTCCACCAGCACAGAATTTTTATGTCTTTGGATTTAATAAAAATTCTCTGCCCGTATCGGGCACAGGTGGATCTTATTCTTTTACTTCGAGCTACTATATTCCAACGGTTTATAATTGGCTTAATTATAATGTTTACGAGCCTTTGGAATATTCAAATTCTTTCATAGGATATAGGCCCTCGGTTGCAAATATTTCAGATTATGTGAATTCCGCTCTAATTCCAGATGGGTTTACTAATCAAGATGCATTTGATTATGATGCCGGCCCTGCTGCACTATTAAATGCTATATTATTAAAGCGCAATGGCCCCTATCAACATCCTTCGTGGAAACAAATTCGAGGAAACGAAAATCCGTTGGTGAGATATTGGAATAACCATGGCAAAACTGCATATATGAAGGATATGAAAAGCAGCCTGGGCATTACAGCGGGAGATTATTCTCCAAATTTAAATAGCACCTCACAAATAAGATCAAATCCCATTTTAAAAGTCGTCAATGATCCGGTCATTATCAGCAAATATAAGCCACTGCGTCATGGTCTCCAAATTGCGAAAGAGGTTGAAAATGAAAATTATCCTTCTTACTATTCTTTAGAATTAACCAAACTTATGAGCACATACGGCAATTATCTTTCAAAATTTGCTAATAGAGAAATAACAAAAGATCTAAACTTGATGCAAGATGATTCAGAGACTGCATATAGAGCGATTTTAGATTTGTATACCAACAACGCATTGGATCAATCAGAAAGTCCTGTAAGAGAATTCGGCTATCTTTCATATTCAGAGCAGATTTATCCTGCACCATTTAATTGCTATTCCAAAGAAAATCGAGAAAGATTGGGATATCAGAACACATTCTGGAAAGATTCTCGGCTGGAAAGAACAACTCTTGGAGAATCTAAATTTGGAGGAGATAATTCGCAAGGATTTGCGAGGACTCAAAGCGCCTGGGCTCTCGATGCAGCACAACAGTTCGGGGAGCCATGTCCCGCTACAGGCCCATCCGCCGGGGACACCGAGGGGTTATCTTCATATATAGCGCCAAATTATGTGACTGGGGCATCCGGTGAACTTCAAAATGATTACACATTTTATTATGGCTCGGCAGCTTTTATCCCGCTAGCGTCGTCATCATATTTGCGTCCCGCTCCAATTCTTTCGCGAAAGCAAGATGTACTAAGTAAATATTCGGTTGTAACTCCTACCGGAATGGAGTCTATAGTTACAAATTCAACTAGCACTGTTTATTTAACTTCATATGAAAACTTTCCCACAGCGCTGCCCGTTCTATTCCCAAGGCCATATGGCACTTTATTAAATCGCGGAGGAAATGCCAAATTTGAGGCTGATAAATTTGCGGGATATGTTGAAGGCGGTGTTTTCGTGAGTGCTTCTGCCACTCCGTTTTACGATAAGTACGAACAATATAATCTTAATATGAGATTAAAAAATCAAGACATGTCTTTGATCCCTGAATTTAGAATTGGAGATCATATTCAAAAATATTTAACGGATTCAAATGGTTTTGTTTCCGAAAATACAGCATCATTTTCAATTTTTGGTGTGGATTCTTCATCAGCGCCCCAAAATAGCTCAGAGGATAATTTTTATCGCATTTATTCTTTCTCTGATTTTATGGAATATTTTGAAGTTTTTGATGAAGATCATAAAGAGTTTGATTTGCCACAAACTTTGACCCTTTCTTGCAAAGCTTTGATGAAATTCATTCCTTACGACGGGTTTTATCCAGCAGAGAGGACTCTAGAGATTGCAAATGCATTTTCTCAATCATATGCATCCTATATAACATGTTCGGCGTCGGGCGCCCTAGTTAATGGTTCTGTGTCGGATCCTCTCAAGCTGAGACCCATTTATTCTCCTCTTTTTTCACCAGGGATTTTATTTAATACAATTAAATCGGGAGTGGCAGTAGATTATCCAATTTATACTGGCTCTTATAATACCGTCTTCTATACGACGGGGGTTGCCTCTCCTGGGCCGCCGATCCTATCCGATGTCACAGGGTATCGCGCATTGGGCACCGGATCCCTCAGCACAGCCGGATGGGATTACAGATTTAATTTTGAAAAATTATTAAATCCGGAAGAGGTGAATAATATATCAATGATGGATATGGAAATTAATTTATTTTCCAAACTTACAAACGCTCTTTCGCCATCAATTTCATCGAGTTATTCTATTTTAAATGCACCAAATTCTCCAAATCAATATAAGATGATGATAAACAACTTTTTAGGAGAGGTGCCAAACTTCTTTTTAAACGAGTTAGTAACAATAAAATCCAACAAGGAGGAAGAGTTTATATTTGCACCCGAAACATCTTATGGAATGAGGATAAAAATGTATAGAAGTATGAATAAGGAAAGAGAATCTCCTTTGCTATTCTCTGTTCCTCAAGATTATCCCATGACCGGATCATCTCTTTATGAGACCATAACTATGTATAGCCGCCCAACTGCATTTGGTCCACCCGTCGCAGGAAGTGATCAGGTTGTAAGTGGAACATTCCAGGCAGATAGTACATGGGGATTAAATCCGTCGTTCACTCCTCCATATTACAATGGAGAATCGTGGGCTGATATTATATATAATAGCGGCCCCAATACTGGCTCTGTCACGTTAACAGAAGTACTTGCTTCTGCTTCGGTAAATTATTTAAGAATATATCCTAGTTCGCAAGTATGGCCTGCAAGTGATCCATGGTCATTGGATGATTTTCCCATGATGCCGGCCCATGCGAATAAATTTGCAATGCAGATATCAGCCTCTGTTAATTTATTCCGAAAGGATCCGGATAATCGATGGACCATTCAGACGAAATTTGAAACTCCAATTCTTAATTTCGGTGACAAGACAAAAAGGCCACTATCATATGAAAATATTGCTCTTCCTTGTGCTGAATATTCCGACAACCACCCAGTCACAGCTTTCACCGCACAGGGCCTTGGATTTGGAGGCAAAACCACAACTCCTATTGGCATGTGGCACCAATTTGGTTTAATCCCGGAAGAGAAAGGGGGAATCTATTTAAGTGTCGGCAATATAGATGCAGATTTTCTTCAACATAATGAATTTCCTGGTACTTTTTATCCTTCTTCTTTGGATTCTCTAGCCGATGTTGTGGGCTTTGAAAAGGACGCTCGAAAACTTGGTCAATTAAGGGATTCTAAGACTGTCTACGAAGCAATCGTGGCAATTCCATTTAGAGAGGTTGATAATTGTCAAAAAGCATTTTTTAGGATCCCTGCAAGCTCAAAAGAAATAGCAAAACTAGAAGTTAGCCTAAATAAGTACGTTTTCCCTCCACAATTTGATTTTGTGAGAAATTCTAAGGCCGATAAATTAGCCATGTATGTCTTCGAGTTCGATCATACGTTTGATAAAAACGATCTATCTTATATGTGGCAAAATCTTTCTCCTAAATTTGGAACTTCGTTTAAACAAGCTACTGCGACTGTCTCTCATCCTTTGTTGAGGGGCGAAATGATGGATAGTCTAAAGGGGAATGTCAAATGGGTGGTATTCAAAGTAAAACAGAGGGCCGAAACTAATTATTATAGCAATATTGTAGGATCTCCCAATATTGGAGGAACATCTGTGGCATCTAAAGCGGTAAATAATTCTAATACAGAGCTTTTTGGATATAATTGGCCATATGATTATTTTTCAATGGTCGAATTTGCAAAAATAGACGCAAGTGTTAATTTTGGTTCAATTATGCCTACAGACGCCACTATAAAAACACTACCAAGTGCCTCACAAGTTCCCTTACCTGCTACTTATGGTGAGGATATAAATTATACGGGGCGACGAACCATGGAAGATCACCTAGACGCGGAGACAACAATAGAAACTCGCGTAAAATCGGAAAGAATCATAAAAAAGAAGGATCTTAAATAATGCTTTTTATGGATAAAAAAGAAGAAGTCTTGGACATTAAACTAACTCAATATGGTAAGTTCCTCTTATCAAATGGCAAGTTTAAGCCTGCTTATTATGCATTTTTTGATGATAATATCTTATATGACGGGGAATATGGGGGGGTTATCGAAGCTCAAAATGATATTGATGCACGAATTCGAGAAGATTCTCCCCAATTGCAGACACAAAATAAATTCACGTCCAAAAATACAGAGACCGTCACAGTAACAGTTCCGGATCCTAGCGCTGCAACCGGATATAGCAAAGTTGTTCTCACGGAAGTTTTGGCGAGTGAAGCATTAAATAAAATTCTGGGAAAATCCTCCCTAAAAAATGATTATTATCCAGCCTATAATTTAAAAATGTATGCTGGAGAAATCACAGGAAGTGTTAATACAAATTATACTTCCTCTTTCGGCAAAAGGATAACACAAATAGAGTCTACAGTCAAGTGTAAAGTGAGGGTTAGATCATTTTCTGATACTACCACCACAACTGAGCCCCCTAATGCTGCCACGGTTATATCACAGCCAGCGGCCGATAAGACATATTTGTCGGTTGAGGCAGATTATATTTTGTTGGAACTCACAGAGGAAAATGTAGATTTTAAAATGGAAAATTTTGATCTAGAGGTTTTCCAAATAAATAATAAGGGTGCCCCCAATGAAGAACTCATTCCTTTGACCTTCAATTCTCAGGGTCCAAATTTAAATATTGTTAATAATATTTTGCTGGATCCTGTAGATGATGAATATGTGCTTGAGTCGGCGCCAGGACCTTCGAATGTAGAATACTATTTTAATATTTATGGTGATTCGAATATTGATGGAGGAATACTTATTAAAGGAACACAACAAATTCAATTGGTGGCAGCCGATATTTATGGGACTAATATTGATTCAGATGACCTTTGTAGTTAGGAGACACTTTAATGGCACGATCGCCACGTTACACTAAAAAAACTTTTAGAACAGGAAGAACAGTCAAAAGAGCCCTCACTAAAGGGGGCTCTCGGCGCATAGCTGTCAAAACACCGTTGCCGATGGTGATGTTTGATAAAATTACTGTCTCCAATTCTCCAGATTGGTTTAAAACAAATTTAGATTTTTTTCTCGTCTGCGCGGCCAACTCTACCAATTCGATGTCTTCTATTAATCTGTCGGCAAAAACAAATTTCAAGATTTATCTTTTAAAGATAAACGACAAAGAGATAGATAAGCAACTTTCATCCCTGATATCCGACAAGAGCGCCTTTATATCGTTTCTAAATAGCAACAGAAAACAAGTGGAGATGTCTGTCATGAGTCCCCAGTATAAGACGATTGTGCAGGATGGAAAGTTAAACCCTGATATTAAAAAAGGTGAAGATGGTAATAACAAAGTTAAATTTCTTTATCCTTTTTCCAAAAATTTTGACAAAACATTTACTGGAAATCCAAAAGGGCCACAAACTCTATCATTAATAGCCTTCTGTGTCTTCGATTCACAAAGGGGTTTAAACGCCAATTCAATGGGGGACATTCTTTATCAAAAGGTTCTGTCCGACAATACCTTGGTTCCCGCAGCCAACATAATAGATTATAGACAAAAGAATTTCGATGATTATTTGGACTTTAATATTATCAACCAAACGCGCAATTTAAACGAAAGCTATTTTTCGGATGCTTTTACGAGTTACGACAAGGAAGACTTTGCCAAATTTATTTTTTTCTGGGATAAAATTCAATTTTTAATTGAAAAGAGTGTGTTTGGAAACATCCTGGTGAACGGTTCTGTAGAAAGTGTCAAGGATCAAATAATTAAAGATTCTCAAATTTCACAAATTAAAGTTTTTAGAAAACGAGTTAAAAAAACTCTTAATTTTGCTACATCTTTTTCTAAATTTTCCCCCAATGAGGTCGAGGAAGTTATTGTGACTTCTAGCGACGACGTTGATGGAGATCTTTTGAAAAACACAACAACAAATGCCAATGCAAAGCCTACGAGTGCCATTGCAGAATTAAAAGCAATCAAAGGCACCGGGACCTATAGGATATTTGCAGTAAATGATTATTATTCTAAAAAAATAAATTACGGATGGTATCAATATGGCGTGTATATAAGGATAGAAGACGGAATCTTAAAATATTTAATACAATCTTTGTCTACGCTGGAAAATAGCGAGAAAACCTTAGACACTTATTATAATAAACTCTCTCAACCCAAGAATTTTCATAAACCCAAAATTTCTTCCGACCTTCAAAGGGCTTTGGGCGCAATGAATGATATTTTAACTGTCTTATTTTCATTGCGTAATTATTCTACCTCGGCGCAACAAAGAATGATTGATGAATTCACCACTTTTTTAAATTCACCATCAGGCACCATGCGCCTAATATCTTTCTGCCGCCAATTATTTACAAAAATCTTTTCAGCCATTGGCACAACGGGAATTCCGTCCAGGAATAGCTCTAAAAAATCTAAAGTTTATTCAAAACTTAATAATGATTTGTTCTTTTTGGAAGCGCGCCAATGGTTTAATAATTACTGCGACTTTTCAGCCCTCAAAAATATTGATTATGATTATTTTAATTTAGATGATCAATTGTCATTTGGTGCCGGGGGTTATACTCTTGACGATATTGAAAATAGATTTTTTGGAGAGTTTAAAAAATTGATGGTTTATGATGGCGATAGGCAAGATATTGATTTTGGCGTCATGAGTGATCAGTTATATAGTGAAAATTCGATTTCTAGCAAACAACAAGACTTAAAGGCAAACATGTTTGATATGCAAAGGAATTATTATTCTTTTTTATCGCCCATTAAAGCTGGAGATTTGGACATCTCCTCAGAGTCGCGAGATATTTGGGAAAATGAACCATATAATGATATGGAATTCATGAAAAATCAGCCCTATAGTGACGCAGATATCGCCGCAGGATATCAATTACAAAAATTGGGAGTAGCGATTGAGGAGCCGATACGAACCTCTCCGGTCAATTTGAAAAAAATAGATTCCGATGATATTGTCCTAACACCGGCAGTGTCCTCGGTGGGGGAGGATAATAAGATTGAAGAGTTTTGCATAGCAGCCCAACAAAAAGATAATTCAGCAGAGCTATTAAAGGAATATAAACAAACAATTGTTGATTCAAAACCACTAGCGAATGCCATTTATAAATTCTATAATAATACAAATTTAGTAAGAAGTAATTTTGATTTGGAAAGCCCTGCAAACCTGTTAGACAAAAAGAGATCCCTTCCAGATTTCGACATTCAATTGAGGCAAATCCCGAATCATACTCGGGCCCTCTTTGCCTCAAGGAGCGATCTGACAAGAAACCAGTGGGCAAGCATGGAAAATGACTTCCTTTCGGACTGCAACACCATTAACATGATGAAAGAAAATTTCAGTAATCTAATTAGGATAGAGGTTTTGACAGATTTTGAAAAAGATGCTGATGGGAAAAAGCTAACACAATTGCCGATATTCAAAAATTTTGAGATTGCTGATATTGAAGGTTTACGCCCTAACGAGTTTTTATTTTGTAGGACCTATAAATATGAGGATTTATCATTGGGAATCGGCCTAGAGAACACAAAGAATATGAGCAAAAATAATTATTATAATAAATATTTTATAATCACCGGTGGCACCCCCGAATCCCTTAGTCTGGTTTTTGTATAGGATGAATGATGTCGATAATAAATAATAAATTTTTTGTTTTAGGCTCCAACTTTGAAGGTTCGGACGATCCTCTTAGGCAAATTTTAAGTGCATATTGGATCCAGAAAGATGAAGATATCTCTTTTGCCGGAGAACTCGCCTTAGATGATGAGGGGTTTATAAACCGTGGTAATTCCGCCAAATTTATTATAGAGAAACAAGAATTGATAGATGGAGAAATTGAAGTGGACTCTGGATTTATATATCGATATCCAATCATTTATCAAGAAATTATTATCAGAGATCGATCGCCTTACGGTGGTCCAACAGGTATGACGGTCGCCTATCAAACTTTTTTGGATGAAATCGATAAGATTAAGGACCAAGACCCTGTAATCTTTGAAGATTATGCTTTTAGCTTAGACACCCCAATTGTTTATCCCTCTTCTCACGACAATCAGTCCAAGCTAGAGGGGGATGTGGATTTTATTTATAATTATGGTCTTGAGAATTATGAGAGCACTATTGCTCCCACCGATTTTGATGAGAGCACTATTTTAAATTATTATGATTATTTTGAGAGAAAGCAGGGCATCAAGGTCGTGACATACGGCGGCCTTCCAAAAGTCTGGAGAGCCGATCACAAGGATCCCCTCAATGATTCTAATCCCGCCGTTTCAAAGTTAAATGTAACAACGAAATTGGAGGATCCCCTCTATTTAGAAGAGCAGCCCTCTCAGCAGAATTATTTTATAACATCAGAAGATTACGAGAGTGCAATGAACCTAAGAGATAGTGAAATAGACGCCGATGGAAATTCTATTTTTCCTTTTTGCGCCAAAATTAGCTTTTCTTCTATCAATTCCAGAAACAAATCCTCCTCGACAACCACAGAAGAGGGAACTGATAGTACGACAGCCGCAACAACAGTAGACACTTCGGGAGGGTCAACTAGCTATGCTACAGATGATGCGGTGGATGTGGATCTAAAGGCAAGATATGTGAATGTCCCCGTCGCAATTTTACATCCTGACCAATCATTATTTACATCCATAGCTTCTTATTGTTCTGATCTACTCGCCCCCGGCGGAGTTTCTGACTATTTTGATAAAAAGGCTTTTAACAATAATACCCTAATACCAGAATATGCAGATGCACTACAAACCCTGTTTGATGAGGTTTATACTATAGAATCAAATACCCTTAGCTTGGTCGACATATTTCTTATGGTAAATAATCTATATAATCAAGAGAGTGTCAACGCCACGCCTCCCACAAAAGGGTATTATCGCGATGGAAGCGATGAAACATACATGGCCAAAGGAGACGAGGATTTTAAAAATCTCGTTGCCGGCGCCCTTGAAATATTCTTAGGAGAAGTAGAAGAAAAATCATACGAAAATGTAAGAACATACACTGATATATTAAATGGCACCCCCAGTTATGAGTCAGATATAGTTTTTTATAAAATATCCAAATTCGACGCTAGTGCAGACGGCGATGGCGCAATTCCTCTTCAAAATATATGGATCCCCGGAAACAGCGGAACTTCCGATAAGATAGTAAATTATATTGATTTTCAGGTGAAATATGGCAAAAGATATACTTATAAAGTGTATGCATATAAATTTGTTATTGGTACAAAATATATATATCAAATAGAAGATATAGTAGAGGCTGTCGAAGAGGAAGGCGATGATACTACGGCGCCGAAAGTACCCGATGATTTGTCGCCCTTTGATGAAGGAATGGATCATCCAAAAAAGATTGTAGATAGAGAAGAAGAATTACCCAGTAATTCCGGAAGGGGCGACGGCTCTCACGGCGATAAATAAGGAAATAAAATGGCAGCAGCAACCGAAGAAGAAAAAGAGAAAGAAAAAGAAGTAGTAAAGAACGAATCAATAGAAACCGCTGCTTCTATGCACGGTGAAAATTCTCCCACTACTAGAATCAAAGTATATTCTATCCCTCTTTTAAAGTTGGTTGAAATACCACTTTTCGAAAAAAGAGGAACAATTTTAGATAATCCTCCTTTATTTCCCGATGTCAATTTCGTTCCCTATAAAGGGATTGACAGCTCCGTATCCCTCTTTCTTAATTCAAATTTCGGAACAGAAACCGAAGTCCCTATCATTTTTGACGAAACGGAGCAGCAATTTTATACTTTATACAGAGAGACCAAAAAATACAATAATTTTGATCCAGTTTTATATAAAACAGATGAGTTCGAAAATTTGGGCGCCTCTTTCGAGATTTATAGAACCGACACAAAGCCAAACTCATATGAAGACTTTTTTAATAGCCTTAGGACCACAGTTTTTACATTGTTCGATGATGAGAAAAAATTACCCTCTGCGGCTTTTATGGATACTATACAGCCCAATAAGAGATACTACTATACTTTTAGAATGATCGATAGGAGGGGGATAAAATCAAATCCTTCTCCAGTTTTTGAATTGGAAATGATAAATTCAGACGGTCTAATTTTTCCAATTATTAAGCCTTTTGAATTTGGCATATCCGAGAAGTCGACGCAGATGTGTTTTAAAAAATTATTGAATCTTATTCCCTCTTATTCTCAAATAACTCCAAAATTAGATTTGACGAGACTTACTTATAATGGGTTTACAGAAAAGACAGATATCGGAGTTCAAGATGAAGCCCTATATGGGAAAAGCTTCAAATTGCGAATGACATCCAAAGATACTGGAAGAGTTATTGATCTTAACTTAACTTTTCAGGTGGAGTTACCTGATGAGTGAGACTAATAAAATGAAAATGTTATGAGGAATAACCCAATTGGTAACTATTTATTTATGAAATTTAACTTAAAAGGGATAAAAAGATGGCTTTTTTAGACAATAGCGGTGATATAATATTAGATGCTGTTTTAACTGATGCTGGAAGAGAAAGGTTGGCACGGGGTGACGGAAGTTTTAAAATTACTAAATTTTCGCTGGGAGATGATGAAATTAATTATACTCTTTACAACACGTCGGCAGCTACCGGACAAAAAGATCTCCAAATTATGCAAACTCCGATTCTAGAGGCATTTACTAATAATACATCACTGATGAAATCAAAATTAATTTCAATTCCAAGGACAAATTTACTCTATTTGCCTGTGATTCTTTTAAACCAAAGTTTGGGAGTGGCAAAGGATACAACAACTGATTCTATTTTGGTAACTGTGGATGAGACAACGACTGATAATATTACCACGGGCCAATATTTAAATGGGTATGAAACGACGAGTGGCCAAATATTGAGAGTGGATCAGGGCTTGAACACCAACACGGTCGCAGCTACAATTGATCTTGATACTGATTTGGTAGAAACACAATATATGGTTGAAATAGATAATCGATTGGGACAATTGGCAACATCGGACGGCACACCGTCTCCTGTTTCCTTTGTCGACGATGATAGCATAGCTTCATATTATTTTTCTATGGGCACGAGCCGTAATGGCGTCACACCTACGCCCGCAAATGGATATGTTTTTGAAAATACCGTTACCGGTGACGGTCCCGATCAGGTGATAGCTGGCCCACGAGGAACATATCTTCAATTTAAAATTAAGGCATCTCAAAATTTAAATTCAAGTACCTATTTATTTACATTATTGGGTAATGAATTTAGCTTTTTAGGAAATACCTATTATTATATTGATACTAGTGTAAGAATTACCGGTGCCACTACGGGCTATAGAATAGATGTCCCCTTAAGATTTATAAAGCAGCAATAATAGGAAATAAGAAATGGCCGTAACATTTAAAAATATCATTCCAGATCAGGATATAGCTAATACAAGAACTCTCTTGAACGAAGCAATCCCCATTACTGGGACAATAGTATCGGGAACCTACAATGACGAGAATATTAAGAACTATGCTCATGGCATGTTTCAATCGGTATATGATTATCCGTTTTTAAGTTCTTCCGCAAATCACATTTTTGATATTAGCGTTGGATATTCTTCGGATTCTTCTCTGTCATCATCGGCATCCGTTCAAAATGCCAAAAAGATTAATATGTATAATCAAATGGCCCAGGTTCTGGTCGGTTACGATGATACTGGGAACATTCGACAATTTGATCGCGATGGAGATTTATCTTCGGGCACCAAACTAAAAGAGTGCATTTTCATTGATTTCGCCCGTTTATTGACCAAAGATGAGATTCAAAAAGGCACCTTTGCCTTGACTCTTATGACGGGGGGCGCCCCCTCGGCCGTCTCACACCCTCTTGTATTGGAAGATCACGGAGCAAACACCAGCTATTTGGTAAATTCTCCTGTAGGAGAATACGCGGTTCTTTATACCTCTTCTTTAGCGGTAGAGGGTACCGGTGTTGGTCTTCTTTATTATCAAGCAGGAATTGCCGTTTTAACTGCTTCTGTTTTCGATGGAGAATTTGGAGCACCCGATGCAACCTATGATACTTCATCAATAGATGCGGTCTTAACTGGCTCGGAGATATCTTCTTCCGCTGATGGCTTGAGAAATAGGTGGAATAACTCTGATTTTAATAATACAACCGAACTGAATTCAACAATCTATTTCTGTCGAGCTATGACTAGTGAATTTAATTATAGTTCAAATCCAACTTATCTTAGTCAAAGTCAAATACGGGTTAAGGTTGTCGAAACTGACATGCCACTTTCTTATATCACAACAGTTGGGCTTTATTCTGCGGACAATGAACTCCTGGCGGTTGCCAAGGTCTCAGAACCCCTTAAGAAAGACCCGACAAATGAATTAACGCTGAGAATTAGATTAGATTATTAGATTATTATAAAAAATGACTAATTAATAATACTATGACGTTTAAAAAGTTTGAGAAAAAAGATCTACTTTACAATATTTTGGAGACAAATCCAAGAGTAAAGATTGATGTTTACGATTCAAAGCTCCACTACAATGATCGTACCGTCACTAGTGGGGCGTTTTCTGCCGACGAGCGTAATGTTCCTTCTGGTTTTGTTTCACTATATGAGATGAATATTGATCGCAATGCAGCGGCTACGGGTCTCATTTTGCCCTTATTTACCAAGACTAGCGATCTTGACAGATTTACAAGCATTTCGGCTGCAACCTTTGACGGCATGGAGTACGGAGCCACCTTGACGGGTTCCTATCCTCTTTCTGCGAGTATTAGTCGGCATGTATTTACGTCGTCGTTAGATTCTAGATTTGGTGCTTTACGAAATACGCTAGATTATTATTCATATTGGAGCAAAACGTTTACATCGGTTTCAAATTATAATGGCACGGGAAGTCTCATTTCTATTCCTTCAATTTTTTATGGATCTTCAATAAAAAAAGGAACAGTGGATTTAAAATTTTATGTATCAGGAACTCTCGTGGGGGAACTCCAAGACACAAAACAAAATGGAGAGTTGGTCCAAGTCGGACCATCAGGAAGTGCTGAAACCATCTCCGGTTCTGTCGGGGGTGTTATCTTATACAATGAAGGTTTTATTCTTTTAACCGGCTCCTGGGCGCTCGCGACGCCCTTCACCGCCGACTACAATAATGATGGAATCCCGGTGCCCCCTTCATGGATTTATTATGGGGTGGGTGCAAACGACGGCCATCCGGCCGGCCTAATTCCAAGTTCTAGCTATTCCCTTCTTTTCCAGGGTAGAAATTATGTTCCAAATTTGACAATGTTTGCACACGCAGAAAAAGGCGAGATGAATCATTCAAATAATCCCACTTGCGTTGAGTTCGGACAAGCCAAGTCTTATGTTTCTGGTGCCTATGTTTTCGAAGAGCCCGCAAAGTTAGCTATAACAAACGTTGTACAAACTCCATATCCAGATCCCACCGGTTCATTTCAGAAAACTACCTATATTTCAAAAATTGGCATCTATGATAAAGACAAAAATTTGATAGCCATCGCATCGGTCGCAAAACCGGTTAAAAAGACCACGGAAAGAAACTTAACCTTTAAACTAAAAGTGGATATCTAATGATTTTAGGACTTGATATAAGTACAAGTATTATAGGCGTCTGTATCCTCGAAAATGACAAAATAATTTATACAGACTATATTGATTTACGCAAGACTGGTTCATTCTTTGAAAAAGCCAGAAAAGTAGAAACAACTTTAAAAGAGGTTAAAGAAAAATACGATGTAAAACACATTTTTATAGAACAAGCTCTCATGTTTTTCCGAAGAGGCGGCTCGACTGCCAAAACTATGTCAATTCTTCAACGATTTAATGGCATTATATCTTGGATGTGCTATAATATATATGATATGGAACCGAACTATGTAAGTCCGATCAGTGCTCGCTCTAAATGTGGCATAAAAATAGCCCGAGGCAAGAAGGCAAAAGAAGTTGTTATGGAGCACTTCATTGAAAGTAAAGAATTTGAGATTATTTATACCAGATTTGGAAATGTTCAAAAATATTGCTATGATATTGCAGATGCAATTGTTGTTGCCCGCGCTGGACACTATTTATTACAAGGGAAATAGTCTAAAATGTCTAAAATGAAGCTTATTATGGAAAATTGGAGAAATTTTGAAATAAATGAAGGATGGAAAGAAGAGGCACAAAGACAGGATCAGGAAGAAGAGCGCGCCCAGTCAAGAGAGCAAATGAAGGCCGGAAAATTAACTTGGAGACAGTTGGATCAGACGCTGAAAATCGCACAAGCAGTAAAAGCTGGCGAACTTAGTCGAGAAAAACAAAAGCAGATGGCAAAAGATTTGGGCAGCGATGTAATGGACATGGTGGCCTTATTTGTGCCAGTCATCGGCGGCCTCGTCGCCGCAAAAAATGTCGTAAATAGAATAAGGGGGATTTATAAAACTTATGGGCAGGAGGAAGACGAGGTTACAAAAGCAAATCCAGTTTTAGACGCATTCAATCTCGATGATGGTCTTCAAAAATTAGTTGATGATGGTTTAGAAACAGAATTTATGGAAAAAATGTTCAAAGATGTCGAAACACAAATAAAAACCAATCCTGATGCCCCAATACCAGATATTGATATTATGATAAAGAAGTTTATCAATAATAAAAACTTATTTGGAAAAACCGGATATGCTGTCGAAGAGCCAGAGCAAAAAAACTAAAATAGTTCTTGACAAAGAAGATATCAGATGCTATACTAAGAGTATGAAAGAAAAAATCTCTCTGTTATCAGACATTCTTGGATCTTATTATGAGTCAAATGATGAACATCTTTTTCAATGCCCCTACTGTAAACATCATAAAAGAAAATTTTCTGTCAACATTAAGCGCGGAGTTTATAAATGTTGGATTTGTGATGCAAAAGGTCGAAGTCTCTATCGATTAATACGTCGATTTGGATCTTTTAAGCAACAAGAAACTTGGAAAGCTCTTTCGGGAGAAAAAACAGATTTAAATGGGTTTGATAACCTCTTCGAAGAAGACGAGAAAGAAAATTTTGAACAGATATTACAAATGCCACCAAGTTTTAAGAGTTTGTGCGGCAATAAGAGGTTCCAGACACCCCTAAAATATCTTAAAGATCGCGGAATTGATAAAAAAGACATCTTAAAGTGGAAGATGGGCTTTTGTTCCGATGGTCCGTATAAGGGAAGGATTATTATCCCGTCTTTTAACGAAAGCGGTGACCTTAACTATTTTATTGCGAGAACATTTATCGACAACTACAAAAGATATTTAAATCCCCCAGTTAGTCGAGACATCATATTCAATGAATTATACGTTGATTTTGATAAGGAGGTAACAATTGTTGAAGGTGCATTCGATGCCGTTAAAGCCGAAAACGCGATTCCTATTTTGGGATCAACGATTAGAGAAACATCGAGAATATTCAGAAGAATAGTTCAAAACGACACACCAATTTTGTTGGCATTAGACCCAGATGCAAAATACAAGGCTGAAAACATCAAAAGATTGTTTTTGAAATACGGAATTGAGATCCGTGAAATACAATATGATGACGAGAGGGACATAGGTGATATGTCCAAAGAAGAAGTTAAGAATTTAAGTCAGAATGCACCGCTTATTAAGGAAGAGGATTCCTTGGTTTCGGCAATTTCTAATTTATAGGAGAGAAGTTTGAGAATTGCCCACATTGCAGACACACATATTAAGAATTTAAAGTATCATTATGAATACAGAATTATTTTCAACGAGCTATATGATATTTTAAGAAGGGAAAAGCCAGATTATATCGTTCATTGTGGTGATATTGCTCACACAAAAACACAAATTAGTCCAGAATTTGTCGAAATGTGCTCTGATTTTTTGAGTAATCTCGCTCATATCGCACCAACTTACATCATTCTGGGAAATCACGACGGAAATCTGCGCAATAGTAGCCGTCAGGATGCCCTCACACCTATCGTGGAGGCTTTAGCTCACCCAAACCTATACTTGCTTAAGAAATCGGGCGAAACACCTCTATCGGCGAATGTAACACTAAATATTTTGTCTGTTTTTGATGAGGAGGGGTGGGTTAAACCTTCGGATCCGAGCAAAATTAATATTGCTCTTTATCACGGATCCGTTTCCGGTGTTGTCACTGATACAGGCTGGGTTATGACTCATGGAGAGCACCCTATTGAGATTTTTGAAGGACATGATTACGGCTTATTGGGAGATATTCACAAAACTGACCAAAGACTTGATGCCGAAGGTAAAATTCGCTATCCTGGATCCACAATCCAACAAAATCACGGCGAAACAAACGACAAGGGATTTTTACTATGGGATATTCAAAGTAAGGAAGACTTTACTTGCCAACATTTTAATATTAAGAACCCAAGACCCTTCATGACCATCGAATTGACACCAAAAGGTAAGATGCCGAGAAGTGCAGCCAAAAATATTCCGCAATCTGCCAGACTTCGATTGGTCTCAAACAACAATTTACCCCTCGATGTAATGAGGAAGGCAACAGAGGTGGCAAAACGAAGGTTTAAACCAGAGAGCATTACCTTTTTGAACCGAGCAACCGGAGAAAAAGGAGATATCCAGAATATTACAGATGGTTTAGAGACTGAAGACCTTAGAAATATTCAAATTCAAGAGGAACTCATCAAAGAATACTTGAAAGATTTTGAGGTTGACGATGAATTGATGCAAAGGGTCATTAATTTAAATTTAAAATACAATAAGATTGCCGAGGAGAACGAAGAGGTCTCTCGAAACATCAATTGGAGGCTTCGATCTATTGAATGGAACAATTTATTTAATTATGCAGACGGGAATAGCATTAATTTTGATAGCCTAGAGGGCATCGTCGGCATTTTCGGAAAGAACTTTTCTGGAAAGTCGAGTATTATTGATTCAATCTTGTATACAGTGTTCAATTCAACATCAAAAAACGACAGAAAAAACCTAAATATTATAAATCAAAATAAAAAAGTCGGATCCGGTAAGGTTAAGATCTCTATCGGAGATAAGGATTATTATATTGAGAGAAATTCAGAAAAATATACTAGAAAATTAAAAGGATCTGTAACTCAGGAAGCAAAAACAAATGTAGAATTCACAGTTTATGATCCTGCACTTGGAGATATGGAGAGCCTCAATGGTTTGACGAGAAATCAAACTGACAAGAACATTAGAAAGGTTTTTGGAACATTGGAGGACTTTCTTTATTCATCAATGGCCTCTCAACTCGATTCTCTTACCTTTATTAAAGAGGGTTCAACAAAGAGAAAGGAGATTCTTGCCAAGTTTCTTGATTTGGAATTTTTTGAACATAAATTTCGATTAGCCAAAGAAGATGCATCCGATACGAAGGGCGCCCTAAAAAAATCAGAGGGAAGAGACTTTAATAACGATATTTTATTTGCACAAGAAGAGCTTGAGAATGCCAACAACGATCTTGAAAGGAAAAAACACCACTGCGAGACTATCAAGTTCAACATTTCTCAATGTAATAAAGAAATAGGAGAAATAAATGAAAAGATAAAGTCAATTCCTGCCGAAATTATAGATGTTATGAAAGTTCAACAAGAATTAAATGACAAAAAGAACCAATTAATCTCCGTTTCAGACCAAAATAGTGAGTTTTATATAGAAAGAGATGCAGATAAGGAGAAATATCGAAAGATTCTTCTTTTTTTGGGAGAATTTGATAAGGAAGCCCTCTTTGAGAAACAGGAAAGGGTTCATGAATTATTAAATCAACTAGTAATCTTAGAAAATTCATTGAGTGTAGAAGAGGAAGAGCTTAAAAGAAATAAAAACAAGCTCCAGTTGCTTCAGGGAATTCCCTGTGGTACCGCACATCCCAAATGTAAATTTATTAAGGATGCATATGTTTCTAAAGCAACCATCCCGCTCAACGAAAAAGAGGCCGAGAACCTCTCGGGGCAAATTGATGACCTGAACGACGATATTGAGGAGATTAACCCCGATGAAGTTGAAGATCATATAGGAAAATACAATGAAATTGTTAATAAAAAGAATGCACTGTCCAATAAAATAACAAATTATGACCTTAAAATAGAGAAAAATGTTAGTATCATTAAAAACTTGATGTCTGAAATAGAAATATCAGAAGAAAAGGTCTCAGAATATGAACTAAATAAGGAAATTATTGAAAATCTGGGGAATTTGTCACAAAAGTTAAGAGGCTTAAAAATCAAATCACAAAATTTTCAAAGCAATCATGAAAAGTGTACATCATCTATTCTGGATATATATAAGTCTGTCGGATCTTTAGAGCAAAAAGTTAATAATTTGACAACTCAGAGGAACGAATACCTTGATTTACAGGAAGAATTCTCTTCTTATGATCTTTACCTGCGCTGCATGCACCCAAATGGGATAGCCTATGATGTTATTAAGCGCAAATTACCCGTAATCAATGATGAGGTTGCCAAAATCCTGGCAAATATCGTTGATTTTGAGGTTTTCTTCGAGGATGACGGTAAAAGACTTGATATTTTCATCAAACATCCACGCCACGAACCTCGTCCGCTAGAAATGGGGTCTGGAGCCGAGAAAACAATTGCCGCCATGGCAATTCGCTTGGCTCTGTTGAGTGTTTCTTCTCTTCCAAAGTCGGATTTCTTCATCCTCGATGAACCAGGAACTGCCCTAGATGAAGAAAATATGCAAGGATTTGTTGATATCCTGGATTTGATTAGATCTTATTTCAAAACAGTCCTTCTTATCTCCCATCTGGACAGTCTTAAAGATTGTGTTGATATGCAAATTGTAATTGACAAGAAAAATGGTTATGCCTTTATTGAACAGTGAGACTAATTATAGAGTATAAAAGGAGGGTTTATGACCATGGTAGAAACAGCAAAAGGTGTAATTGATATCGCACTTGAAAAAATGGTTTCCCGCAAATTGCTTGTTTGGGCGACCGCTACTGGCTTGATGCTAACATCGAATCTTGAAAGTGGCGATTGGCTTATTTTAAGCGCACTGTACATCGGTGGTCAATCTATAATTGACGCGATTGTTAAACTAAAAGGAATTTAA